TGCCGACGAATCGTGCTGGGTGAAAGTGAACCCAAGCCTGCCAGAGTTACCAGGCATGCAATACCTGCGCGAACAGGTAACGCAGGCGCGCGGCATGCCCGCAAAAGAAGCACTCGTGAAGCGCCTCAATTTTTGTGTATGGACTGAAGCCGAGAATCCTTGGCTCTCACCGCACATTTGGCGCTCAGCGAAACAAGCCATCAGCTTTGAGCAGCTGAAAGGGCGGCGCGTATATGCCGGTCTCGATCTATCGAGCACCACCGACTTGACCGCGTTGGCGCTGATGTTTGAGCCGCGTAACGATCAAGAGCGATGGGCGCTCAAGACCATGTTTTGGCTGCCGTCGGAAGGGCTGCTGGATAAGGCTGACAAAGACCGCGTGCCGTATTTAGCCTGGCGGGACGCAGGCTGGTTACAAGCGTTGCCGGGCAGGGCGATCAACAAAAAGTCTGTCATACAGTACCTCGCGCAGATCACCGCGTCGTTTGAATTGGTCGGCGTCGCATACGACCGTTGGCGCATTGAAGACCTACAAATGCTGTTAGCGGAAGATGGCCTCACCCTGCCGCTGGTCGCGTTTGGTCAGGGCTACAAAGACATGGCGCCGGCGATTGATGAATTCGAAAGAAAGCTGCTGAACAACCAGATCGAGCACGACGGCAACCCCGTGATGACCTGGTGCGCTGCCAACGCGGTGGTGATCGAAGACCCCGCCGGCAATCGCAAGCTAGATAAAGCGAAAGCCACCGGCCGCATCGATGGCGCGGTTGCTGCAGTGATGGCCGTGGGTTTGGCGCAAACCACGAAACCCAAGATCAACATTGATGCGTTTCTCAATGAACCGGTATCCACTTGATGGCAAATTTCTTCACATCACTGCTGAGCTACTTCAGGCTGGGTACCGGCGGGCTCACGACCGGGAGAGGCCTGCAGATCGGCGCGCCTAGCAGCCCGATCGCGCCTAACCTCATTCCGGTCACCAGTGATCGTGCGCTGCAGCTCGACACCATCTGGGCATGTATTGATCGCCGCGCCACCACCATCGCCAGCCTACCGTTTTTTGTGTATAGCGCGAACGGTGGCACCAAGAGCCTCGCCCGCACCACGCGGCTGTATCAGCTGCTGCACGATTCACCGAATTCACGCATGACCCCGTTCGAGTTTTGGCGCGCGATGATTCTCTGGCACGATCTGCGCGGCGTCTCGTATGCACGCATCGACCGTGATGCCAAAGGTGAAGCCGTTGCATTGTGGCCAATGCCCAGTGACCAGGTGCAGGCGCATGTGCAGCCAGATGGCGCGATTGTCTACGCCTACCGTGTGGATGAAAACGTCGCCGCATTTGCTGAGCAAAACGTGCTGGTGCTCAAGAATCTGGGCAACGGCACCACGGCGCTGGATAAGCTGGAATTCATGCGCGCCTCAATCGCCGAGGCCGCCTATGGCCAGCAAGCCGCCGTCACCACGTTTGCCAACGGTGGCAAATCCACCGGCATCTTGATGCTGGATCAAGTGCTAACCGATGAGCAGCGGGTGCGGCTGAAGCAAAACTTTGCAGACCTCGCCGAAGGCAGCACCGCAAAGCTCAAAGTGCTCGAAGCGGGCATGAAGTACGAGTCGATCAGCATCACGCCCGAACAGCAGCAGCTGCTCGAATCGCGCAAGCACTCAGTGGAGCAGATCTGCCGGTGGTACGACGTGCCGCCCGTGCTCGTGCACCACAGCAACGTCACCGCGTGGGGCAGCGGGATCGAGCAGATCATCGATGGCTTCTACAAATTCAGCATTCGCCCGATGCTCGTGAATATCGAGCAAGCCGTGCGCAAACGCGTGCTCACACCAACACAGCGCGCCACGCTGCACGCGGAGTGGCATTTTGATGCGCTGCTACGGGGCAGCCTCCCCCAGCGCATGGATGGTTACGCAAAGGCCGTTCAAAACGGTCTGCGCACCCGCAACGAATGTCGCCAGCTCGAAAACGATCCACCGTTACCCGGCGGCGACGAGCTCACCGCGCAATCCAACCTGGTGCCATTAACGCTACTAGGCAAAGTCAAACTTAACACCGGAGGCAGCGATGCTACTTCGCAAAACAATCTCGCTCAATGATGTGCAACTGAAGGTCGACGGCGCCAAAGGCACCTTTGCCGGTTACGCCAGCGTCTTTGGTGGCGTCGATAGCTATGGCGACACCATCATCAAGGGTGCATTCGAATCCACCCTGCGCAGCAACGGCAAGCCCAAGATGTTTTATGACCACAGCTGGGACATGCCGATCGGCAAGTGGACCGTCGCGAAGGAAGACGATCACGGCCTGTTTGTTGAAGGCGAATTCACGCCAAACCTGTCGCGCGCCAGCGATGTGCGCGCCGCCATGCAGCACGGCACCATTGACGGCCTCTCGATCGGCGGCTTTCTGAAGAAGGGCGACTACGACGAAACCGAAGACGGCCACCGCGTCATTCGCCGCTGGGCCAACCTGGTGGAAGTCTCGCCGGTTGTATTTCCGGCAGACGCCGCTGCGCGTGTAGAAGCCGGCAGCGTCAAGTTTCAAACATTTTCGGAAGAGATCGTCGCAGAAATTGCCGAGATCGATACCGTCAGAGAGTACGAGCGATTCCTGCGGGATGTAGGTGGTCTCTCGAAAGGGGCAGTACAGGCGCTCACTGCCCGCGCAAAAGACGTCTTTGCCAAGCGGGACGCTGGGCAGGAACCTGATGCAGAACTAAAAGCGCTGGCAGATCGTATCGCCCGCCTCGCCGCATAGCGGAACTCTAACCAAACACCATCCCATCATTTAGGAGTCACAATGAAATCCAAGAATCTCAGTATCACCATCGCCTGCCTGGCGTTGACCGCCATCGTTGCCGTCGGCTTTCAGTCCGCCGGCGTGAATGTTCTCGACGTCGCCAAACACGTCTTGATGCAGCCGGAAATTGTCGGCCTGTCCTTGCTTGCTGGTATGGGCAACATCGAGCTCATCCAAAAGTCGCTTGACCAAATCGAAAGCAAGATGGCCAAGTACGACGAAAAAGCCTCAAACGAAATCGCCGCCATTGGCAAAATCTCGACCGAAACCAAAAACGCCATTGACACTCTGGGTACGGAGCAGCGCACCCTGGCTGATCGCCTCTTGGCCATCGAGCAAAAATCCAGCGCGCCCGGTGAAGAAAAGCAGAAAGACGAATCGGTTGGTGCCCAGTTCGTGAAGTCGGCAGACTACCAAGCCTTCCAAAAGGCAGGCGGCCGCGGCAAAGTGGCAATGGAAGTCAAAAACACCATCACCAACGCCATCGGCAACACCTTCAGCGACCGCAAGCCATCCGTTGTTGGCGGTGCCTTCCGCGCGCTCACCTTGGAGCAGCTGCTCACCACGCTGCCAACCAGCAGCAACGCAGTGGATTATGTTCGTGAGGCCACCTTCACCAACGCCGCAGCGGAAGCAACTGAAGGCGCCGTCAAGGCAGAAAGCGCCGTCACCACCACGCTGGTGACTGAGCCGGTCGCGACGATCGCCCACTGGTTGAAGATCTCCAAGCAGCTCGCGCAAGACAACCCAGCTCTGGCGGCGTACATCAACTTCCGGTTGATCTACGGTTGCAATCTGCGTGTTGAAAACCAGATCATCAACGGCAACGGCACCGCACCGAACATTTCCGGCTTCACCAAATCCGGCAACTTCACCGCGCACGGTTACACCACCGCCTCACTCACGGCATTGGGCCTCTCGGCAACCAATCGTTTTGACCTGATTGGCAAAATCATCGGCGACTGCGCCTTGGCAGATTTCCCGGCAGATGTCATTGTGTTGAATCCAGGCGATTTCTGGACCATGCGTTTGGCAAAAGACACCACCGGTCGTTACATCTTGGGTGATCCTGGCATGGATATCGCAGCCTCGTTGTTCGGCCTGCCGGTGGTGGCATCCAATGCCGTGACAGCGGATAACGTGATGGTGGCCAACCTGGCACAAGCCGCCACGTTCTACAAGCGTGACGAAGTGGTGGTCGAGCTGTCCGATTCCGATACCGACAACTTCCAGCGCAACCTCATCACCGTGCGTGCAGAGCGTCGCGCCATGTTGGCGGTCGAGCGTCCAGCCGCAGTCCGTTACGGCGATCTCACACCAGCTTAATTCCGGAAAGACTGCAGCAAAAAGAAACGGGAGTGCACACAAATGCACTCCCGTTTTTTATCCCCCAAGGAGAAACCATGTCACAACGCGAAATCAAGTTCAGAACCACCGGTTGCAACGCCGTTTTTGGCAATTTCAGCAGCGGCGATGTTGCGCGTGTATCAGCAGAACTGGCAAAGCACTTTGTTGAAGAAGTCGGCTGTGCGGAGTACGTGGGTGACAAAAGCGACAACACCACGGATGCAGCAAAGCCAAAAGCCACCCGCAAAAAGAAGTAAGGCGGTAACCAAAACGCAACCGACCAGAGGAAATCATGCCACCAATTCAATTATCCACAGCAGTCGTAAACGCCGCACTTGATTCAATCGAAACCACCATCGGCGCGTCGGCGATGCTGCGTATGTTTAGCGGTTCCATCCCGGCAGACTGTGCGGCGGCGGATTCCGGCACAAAGCTGGTCGAGATGATCTTGCCGTCTGACTTTTACGCCAACGCCTCAGCACGATCAAAAGCGCTCAGTGGCTCGTGGGCATCAACCGGCTTGGCCGGAGCAGGCGCAGGTACGGATATCGGCTACTACCGCATCTATAACAACGCTGGGTCCACGTGCCACGAACAAGGCACTGTCACGGCCACTGGGGGCGGTGGCGACATGACGGTAAACAACGTCAACATTGCCGACGGTCAGGCAATCAGCATCACCAGCAAAACCCTCAACGGCGGCAACGCTTAACGGCTAGCAGTGACGGAAAAACGCCAAGAGACTGACCATGACAACCTTAGCTGAAAAAATAAGTGAACTACCCGCCGAGATGCCGGATTGGCGAGTCGCCGATGTTCTCAATACGCCAGATGCGGCACTGCCAATCGTCTGGCAGAGTGTTTCAGCGCATTCGGCCCGTGCCGTGCTGTTGGCCACATTTGAGTGGCCTAAACTAAAAGCAGCACGCACGAATGCCGCGCTCTCCGATGAGGCTCGCGTTGTGGCGGATACCATGTATGACGCGTTGACGATGCAGAAGTCGGTTGATCTTGGCAATGAGCACTACCGAACCGTTGTACAAAACGGTTTGACGGCTCTAGTGGCAGCAGGGGTGTTTACACAGTCCGCCGTTGATGCGCTGATGGTACTAGGCCAGCGGCATCCCTCGTGGGCGGAAGCTAATAATATTGACGTGACGGCGCGCAGTGTCGGCATCGCTCGCGGCGGGAGGGCTTAATCATGGCAGTAGCAAAATGGGCAGCGCCGTCCGCCCGGTCGTCGAACCTCGCCGGCACCACCCTGAACTCGCTGGCAAACGCTGGCGAGTCAGCCGTCGTCACCTACGACAACTCAACCAACCGCGATCTCTACGGATCGGTCACGATCAAGCTGGGCAGCATTACGCCTGCTACTGGTGGATCGATCACGCTGCGTGTGACGCTCAATGACGGCACGGACACGGCTGATCGCATTGGTGGGGATTTGTATGTCGTCCCACTGACCAGCGGCGCATCGGCAAAGGTGGCGGTCATCAACATGGTGCGGCTGTACCCGTATTCCATG